GGGAACTCATTAATTGAGGAAGCTAAGCAGTTTGAGAACGAAGCTAGAGAGAATAAGAAGAAAGCTAACGACCCAAAGAGTTTTGATCAGTACATAGCTGAACATCCGTTCACTCCTCAAGAAGCTACACTTCAAACTACAATCAACATCTTTGATGTTAGCTCATTAAAAGAGCAGTACAATAGAATCAAGGCACATAACCTTGAGAAGAATGGAACTCCAGGAATACTTTATCACAAAGGTGATACTGTAGAGTTTCGCCCAGACCCATCTATCCAACCTGTGCTAAAATTCCCCCACAGAAAGGATGATAATTTAACAGGGGGAGTAGTATTATATGAACCCCCATTCAAAACAAAAGAAGGACTGGTCCCACACAATCTATACGTCATTTGTCATGACCCATATGCACAAGGGAAATCAGCTTCAAATCAGTCCCTCGGAGCTGCGTATGTTATCAAGAGACCGAACAATTTATCTAAACCGGATGACATCATCGTAGCATCTTATGTAGGTCGCCCAGAAACACAAGATGATTACAACAGAATCTTGTTTATGCTATCAGACTATTACAATGCTAAGATTGGGTTTGAGAATGATAGAGGGGAACTTATAGCTTATGCAAAGAGATACAGAAAGCTACATAAGCTACAGGAAGAGTTTGAGATGCTAGATAAACGTGAACTTCAATCTAGAAACGTTAGACGTCAATACGGGATGCATATGACGGAGCAACGTAAACGTCAAGGTGAGCTATATATAAGAGACTGGCTAATCTCACCTAGAGGTCAAGATGAAGATGGGAAATCTAGTTTAAATTTACATCATATATACGATACTGCTTTATTGCAGGAACTTATCAAATTTAATCATAAGGGTAACTTTGACCGTGTCATGGCCTTTATGATTGGGATGTATCATACACGTGAGCTATATAATAAAGAAGTGCTCGAAAGTATAGATGATAGGTCTCAAGATGACTGGTTTGATAAGAATTATAGATAATTTATTAATTTTACGAGGATGTACGCAGGTGCAAAAATACCACAGCAAAGACTTCCTCTAAGGAAGAAAACCCAGAAGTGGAGAGAAGAATGCGTTGATGCGTTCATGGACTTGTCTAAGTTTGGGTTAAGTGAAAGAAGAAACTACCTCAAGTCACTCTACGACTACTACAATGGTGAGATTGATGATCAAGATTATAAGTATGTTCTTAAACCTTATGGTAAGACTAGAGAAAACTTCCCGTCTAAACTTAGGAATTACCCGATCATTAAACCCATTGTGGATTTGTTGCTTGGGGAGAAATCAAAAAGACCGTTAAACTACTCAGTAGTAGTTAAGAATGCAGATTCTGTAAGTCTTAAAGAAGAAGCTAAAAAGAAAAAGCTGACTCAGACTATTGAGCAGATGTTTGTTCAAGAACTTCAGAAGCAACAAAACCCTGAAGCTAAAGAACAGCAAGCACAGAATCTTATCCCAGAACAGATATTAGAACAGTTCGAACGAACCTATGTAGATGATAGAGCAATCAAAGGTCAAGCTGCTATCAACTACATTATGTATGATCAAGAGATCTACGATAAGTTTCAAAAAGCATTCTTTCATTATTTAGTAGCTGGGGAAGTATACTCTCATAAAGGGGTTAGACGAAATGAACCATTCTATGAGATTGTTAACCCACTAGATATTGATTACGATAAAGATCCTGATATTGAGTTTGTTGAAGATGGGGATTGGGCAATAGTTAGAAGATACTCTCACGCATCTACAGTAATAGATAACTTTGGGGAGTATTTAACTGAGGAACAAGTACTTGAACTTGAGAACCCAACACAAAACTCAGTTGATTCGTATTTACTCTACAGAGCAGAAGCATCAGGTTCAGATGATAACATCTACAGAAACAGACTAGTTGAAGTAGTTACAGTCTATTGGAAGTCAAGGAAAAGAATTGGGTTTGTGGAGTATGTAGATGAGTTGACTGGGAATGTTGAGCAGTTTGATGTAGATGAACAGTATAGACTACCTGCAGAATTAAAAGCTCAAGGAGCTAAGTTGACTTGGGAGTGGGTAAATGAGGTATGGGAAGGAACTAAGATTGATGATAGATTCTACATCAACATAGTCCCAATAGCTAATCAGCGTACATCATTAGACAATCCATCTACTTGTAAACTCCCAATCAACGGTAGAAAGTATTCTGATATTAACTCTAATAATATCTCCTTAGTACAACTTGGGATTCCTTATCAATTGAACTACAACATCTTTAAGTATAGGATGGAGTTAGCTATTGCAAGGAGTAAAGATATTATTGCGCAGTTTGATATCAACATGATCCCAAAGAAATGGGATATGGATAAATTCATGTACTATGTTGAAGGAACAGGTATTGCATGGGTTGACTACAATAAAGAGGGGGTTATGCTTTCTCCTCAACATCAGTCTGTGCTTGATATGTCGATTAAGACTATTGAGCAATACATCTTACTGCTTGAATCTATCATGCAGGAGTGGGAGAAGATATCAGGAGTTAACAGACAACGTCAAGGAACAATCGGGACATACGAAGGTAAAGCATCAAGCCAACAAGCTATTGTTCAGTCGTCACACATTACTGAAGATCTTTTCCGCAAATTTGCACGCTTTGAACAAAGAGAACTCCAAGGCTTATTGGATTATTCGAAAGAAGCGTGGATAGCTGGGAAGAAAGGGATGTATGTTCTCCCTGATACAACTACTCAATTCATTGACATTGATTCAATGGCTCATATGGAGGCAGAGTATGGGATATTTGTTTCTGATGCAGGTAAAGACCAAGAGAATCTCAGATATGCTAGAGAGATGTCTCAGTCTATGATTCAAAATGGGATGCCAGCATCTGCAGTACTTGAAATGTTTGACAATGAAAGTTTTAGCGGTATTAAGGATAAAATTAAGAAAGCTGAGAAAGCTCAGCAAGAACTTGCTCAAAAGCAACAAGAAGCAGAAATGCAAATGCAACAACAGCAGATGCAAATGCAGCAACGTCAACAAGAGCAAGAGTCTTTAGATAAAGACAAAGACAGACAGAAAGATATTGAGATAGCTCTCATTAATGCTGAAGCTAAAGATCAATCTGATAAGCTAAACTTAGATCTTCAAAAGATGGTACAAGACTTTGAGATCAAACAGAGAGATTTAGATCTTAAGCAACAAGCTTTAGATAAAGAGGGTGACTTAACTCCTGATGGGAAATAATATAACTTGATGGATAACGCAACTCGTAGACAGTTACTGCAAAGACACAAATCTTCTGGATTTAAAGGATCTATCATTGATGTGTTTAGAGCCTATGACCAGGGTATTGATTTGATTGGGCAGTACGAGCAAATGCAAGTTGCAAATACTCAGCAAGAACAACAGCAAGGACTAAGACCTCAACATCAAGCTGGGAATACTAATGCCTCAATGGCATTCCCAAATCAACCCCCTAATGCTTCATTTAACACAGTTGGGATGAAAGCCCCAATTGATATGAAGCAGTTTGATAATAGGGGTAACTTAGTTATGTCTTATGATAAAGTCCCTCCCGGAGTTACAGACTTAAAGATGAGCTCACAAGGAGGAACAGTAATTGAGACTCCTGCTAAGATGCAGAGTGGGGGAGTTAAAAAATATCAGACTGGGAGTTTTGTAGCAGAGAGTACTTATAGACCTAATTATGGGGAGCAAGCGTTTTTAAACCAACTTAACACTGCACCGATACAAGAAAGAGTTTTAACTACTAACCAAGAGTTTCAGGGAGCTATAACTCAAGCTCCAGACGAAGATCCAGAGACTATGCCTGTGTACAAAATGCTAGCTGAACCAATGAAGGCATTAGAGTACTGGCGATCTGATTACAATAGGGAAAGAGGAATACCAACTCAGGCTGAATGGGATGCTTTTGGGGATAGAAACCCATACGACTTAGCTACTTCAATGTACAATCCTGCGCAGATGGCTGTCGACTACTCTGAAAATGGAGCATTTGCAACCTTGCCTGGATTAGCTACTGCAGATGATTTAATTAAAGCTGCAGGCACATTTAAAAATTATGGTATAACTAATGCACACGAAGCTGGTCAGTTAGCTTATAATTTAAGAAATGGGAGAGTAGAGGGAGTTGCAGAAGAATTAGCTAATGCTGGATCAGTTATAAACCAAGGTGCAGCTAACGCTAAACAATTTTATCAAGATGCAATACCTGCATACTCCCCATATACATCAGGTAGTTACTATTTAAATAGACTTGCAGATAACACTCTTGCAAGACATCCTGAATTAGCAGCAACATATAAACCTGGGATGATGGGCTCACAGGCTACTATTAATGCAACTGATGATTTTGCAGAAAGGTATTTAACTTCTTATAGAGGAGTAAGAGCAAATAGCCCCGAACAAGCAGCAGAATATTTGACGTCCCCTTTTGGGAGAGGTAATAGAGCATTTGGGGAGGGAATATATTCAGCCCCAAATCCAGAAGCTGCAATGCAACATGGAGATTATGTAGGACAATTACTAGCAGATCCCCAGTTTGTGCGAGGGCAAGATCCTAGATATACTATGGGAAGAATTGACCATTTAAGAGTTGAAGGTGGTAAGCACAGACTAGGACTTCCTAGCATGTTGGGAAAAGATACTTATGACCAAATTTCAAATGCATTGCAAAAAGGAGCAGATCTTAATAGAGATGTTTCAGAGATTTTAGGAACTTCTAATGCAAGCAGTTTCCTTGCAAGTAAAGGTTATGACATCCCTGACTTTAGAACAGGGTTTATGGATGATGCAGGACAAAGAGTTCAAAGGGGTACAACCGAAGGAAGATTAAAACCTAAGCTAGTACAAATGGGAAGAGCCTCTGAGTTTAAACCTACTGTACAAACAATCTGGGATGATCTTAATAGTGGGATAGATTACAGAGATCCTACCCAATTATTTTTTAAAGAGCAAGGTTTCAAAAAATACGGAGGAGTACGTAAGTATCAAACTGGGGGACAGATAGATAATACAAGAGTTGCTACTCCACAACCACCTCAATATCAATTAAATCCGCTTCCCCCATCCCCATACAGAGATCAGGGAACTATAACCCCAGATAAAAGTTCCTTTAATGCTTGGAGAGATGAGGATTCTTTATTTGAGAATGCTGTAGAATTTTTTGATCCTACTGGAATTACGTCATGGGATGACGCTAGAAGAGCGTATAACTCTATGAAAAATAGAGGAGCATCTATCCCAAACTTAGATGAAGGATTAGATATGTTTGGGGCTATACCTCTTTTTGGGAGAGCAAAATTAGGAATCAACTTAGCTAAGGGAGCAGCTAAAAGATCTAAGGACGTTGTAAATGCAGCTAAGAAAGGATATAACTACTTAACAAAAGGTAGTGACATAATTAATAGAGTAGATGCTATTGAAGATGAAGTTGGATTCTTAGATAAAAAACAGTTTGGGGGAATTAAAAAGCATCAAACTGGGGGACAAGTAGATACCTTGTATGTAAACACTCCTGACCATCCTCGTATTCAACAATATGCAGATAGTTCATACGCTTACAATATGGGATTGCAGGGACAAGCAAAAGCAGTAGCAGAATCTCAAAAACTGCTAGATGAGTACAACAATAGAAATAAGTTTACTGGGTCTCATAAAGCTTTTGGACAAACATCTAGCATAAATACTAATACCTCAAATACTATAAAAGGGCTTCAACCATCTAGTACACAGAAAATTAACTACATGGCTCCAGCTCCTTACGACCCTAGTATTAATGTCCCAGTTAAAATCCCAGTACCAGGTCCTAATACTTTTCAGTCAGGTATAGTATATAGCTTATGGGATAAACCTAAGCAACCAGTTGTTTACAGACCTGAGTTACAACAGATGGATAAAATTAACCCATCTGCAATTTCCCAGTCTACTCCTAATGCTTCATTAAAGCCTGTGGGTAAGTACGTTAATAGTACTCGTCCACCTCAAACTATGTATAAGCAAGACCCTAGTGTTAGTACAGGACAGTACCCTATTGGGGAATACTTATGGGATAGTAATAGTAGAAGATGGAAGACAGATACTTGGGACACAGAGATGCAGAAAGCATCTAGAGAGCTAGCTATTCCTAGAGGATATAAATTAGGGGGAATTAGACGTAAGTGACATATTATAACGACAGTTGTAATATAATCTTAAACAAATAAACTAAATCACAAATTAAATACTTTTGAAAAATGGATACTGAAGATCGCAAGTTAGACATTAGCGCTATCTCCTTTGACGATATGTTAGGGGATGGGCTTGCCAGTGTTCCGGATGAACCAACACAAGAACCTGAGACTCAGGTTGAAGAAGAAGTTGTTGAAGAAGAGCTTGAACTTGAAGAAGAAGAATCAGAAGAGTCAGAAGACTACGAAGAAGATGAATCTGAGTTTTCTGAAGAAGACTCAGCAAGAGAAGGAGTTATTTTCGAAATAGCTAATACTCTTGGGTTTGAGCTTAATAATGAGTACGACGATACTGTAGATGGGTTGACAAACTTTGTAAGAGATATTAGTCAAGAAGCAGCTGAGGAACAATTGAATCAGTTGTTTGAGCAATATCCTGAAGTTCAACAACATCTAGATTATTTGATGTCTGGGGGTAACTCACAAGAGTTTATGCAGGCTTACAACCCACAAGTAGATTTTGGGTCAATTGATATTGCAGAGGAAGACGTCAATACACAACGAGCAGTATTAGCTAACTACTTTCAAAGTAAAGGCCACGATGATGAGTTCATTGGGGAAATGCTTGAAACATTAGAAGCTAATGGTAAGCTGTTCAGTAAATCTGAATTTGCTCGTAATGAGTTAGCTCAGTATCAAGAACAAGTTCGTCAAGAAATGTTTGCGCAACAACAGGCAGAATTTCAGCGTCAAGCACAAGAAGCTGATCAATTCTGGGAAGATGTTGCAAACAAGATTGAGCAAGGAAATGAATTCGCAGGTATTCGTATCCCTGATAGACAAAAGTCTAAATTCTTTGAGTACATCTCTGAGCCAGTAGGTCCTAATGGGGAGACTCAAAGAGATTTAGATTATCAGGAATCTGATATTGATATGAAACTTGCTATGGATTACTTAGTGTTCTCAGGGTTTAAGTTAGATGATCTCATTGATACTAAGGCTCGTACTAAGAGTGTACAGTCTTTAAGAGATCGTATCTCAAACCAAGAAGCACAAGTTAAAAATGCTAGAAAAGCACAGCGTCGGTCAAGGTCATTTGATCCAGATGATTTAGACATTAATGCGCTTTTACAATAAAAACAAAAACTAGAATATCATGGCTTTACAACAAGTCTTAAAGACTTATTACAATGATCAGCAGATGACCGACACTAACTCGTTGGTCAATGCTTTGATGGAGAAACCACAAGAACTCTCCCCAATTATTACTCACTTGGCAGGTCGCGAAGAGAAGAAGTTCCCACTCTCTTTCTTAACAGAAGGTGTAGGTAATGTTCGCTCTATTGATCGGTTTGAGTATGAGTACAGAGTTAAGACTCACGAAGTTAACGTACGTCCTGTAGTTACCGCAGTTGGTAACGGTGCAGGAGGTAGTTACTTTACTGTTACTTTCCCTGACAAGTGGTTTGTATTCCCTTACACCTTAGTATCTCAGTCTGGGGTATTGGCTCGTATTATGGAGCAACCAACCCCTGATGCAGGTGGGTATAAGTACACCTTGAAGATTGTATCTCCTGATGTATCATCTATTGATAGTGCAGATACAGCTGCAGGTGCATTGTGGGGTATGCTCTACGCTAACGTAGGAATTGATTTCTCTCGTGGTAATGCATCTAACTGGAGTGCTCCTGGTCTTGTAAGAAGTAAAATCGGTACAGTTCGTAAGTCTTACCACTTTGCTGGTAATGCTAAGAACTACGTAGCTGAGTTTACTCTCCCAATGAAAGAGGGTTCTACTACTAAGTTGTGGATGGACTACGAAGAGTATCGTCACATGCTCAAGTTTAAGGAGGAGTGTGAGATGTACTACTGGTATGGTCAGAAGACTTATGATGATAAGGGTAACAACCAAATGCTCGATGAGAATGGTCAACCAGTTATTTCTGGTCCTGGTTTGTTCGAGCAAATCATCAACAAAGACACTTACTCTACTTTGACTCAAAAGAAGATTGAGGATGTTATCGGTGACTTGTTCTACGGCATGACTGATGCTACAGATAAGCAAGTTACTCTCTACACTGGTGTAGGTGGTGCACGTGAGTTTGATAAGGCTTTGCGTGATTACTACAAAGCTGATACTAACTCTTACCTTCGAACTACCGAATCTAAGTTCATCACTGGTAGCGGTCGTAACCTCGGTATCACTGGTTACTTCACTTCTTACGACCACATTGATGGTCACAGAGTGAACGTAGTAAAAGTTCCTTTGTTCGACCATGGCCCAGTTGCTCAAGCTTCTATGAAGCACCCAGAGTCTGGATTGCCACTCGAATCTTACCGTATGGTATTTGTTGACCAGTCTACTTATGATGGAGAAAATAACCTCCAGATGATTAATAAGAAGGGTCGTGAAATGATGCGTTGGGCTGTTGCTGGTTCAGTTGTTCCAAAAGGATTTACTGAAACTGACACTCGCGCTAGTGATATAGACGGTGCATCAGTACACATGTTGAAAACAGCTGGTATCCTGCTTCGCAGATTTGATACTAGCTTAGATCTTCAGTGTGTAGCATCGTAATTTGTGTTTGGTTTGCAAGGGGGACGACTGCAACGGCGGTTGTCCCCCATTAACCATAAATAGGGAGTTATTCTTAATCCATAAATAAAAGAACAATGCGCAAAATTATGATCAGACGCAAGGAGGTATTAAACCATCTCCCAAAAGAAATTAGAGCCACTGCTAAAATTAAGATTGGTTCTATCTATGTTAATCGTCAACCACTCAAGGGTTTAGACGAGCATGAGTCTCATAGACTCTTGAGTAAACTTTTAGATGTCCCCCCAACTCACCCAGATTGGCCAAAGGCTGAGAAGAATTTTTGGGCATCAATGTCATTGAAAGTCCCATTTGAGGGAGTAGAGTTAGATATCTCAGTAGATGAAGATACTAACGAGCCCAATAACTTAATGGACTACATTACTTACAAGTGGTGTCAAAAGCATCGCCAAGTAGCAACTTCTGAAGAGGAGATGAAATCTAATCCTGCTAAGAAGTTCTACATCTACGATCCAGAAATTGACCTCGTTAAGAAGAACGCTAAGGTTAAGATGAGTAAAGATGCTGATAGAGAGTTTATTAAGATCAGCTCTGACGTAGAAAAGATGAGACGGTTGCTTCGAGTATTGTCTAAGGGATCTAAACCAGATTCATTATCAGAGCTTGAAGTAGAGAATCAATTGTACGATATTAAGAACTCTTCCCCAGATAGATTCTTGAAGTACTCACTCGACAAAAACTTAGATGTACGTGCTGAGATTGAAGAGATGATTGAATTAGGGGTACTTAGAACAATAGGGAATCAAGTAATCTACGGAGATGAAACTATTGGGGAGACTCTTACGGATGCAATTGTGTACTTTAATAACAAGAAAAGATCTGGGCAGATTAATGCTATGAGAGCTCAGCTTAAGGAACTTAAAGTCTAATGACTATAGAAGAGATGCATATAGCAGTCAACCTGGGGGTGCAAAAAATTGCATCTTTCCAGGTTGACAATCTCTTGCCTGAAGAGATTGACCATGAGCTTAATATAGCTATGGAGAGATTCATCAAGCAGAGATATTCCCCAAATGGGAATAAGTATCGTGATGGATTTGAGCAATCTCAAAAAAGAATTGATGACCTCAGAAACTTAGTTGTAGATAGGAGGTTAAAAGCATTTTATGTAGGGGAAACATTAACTGGATTTGAGGTAGACAGAGTTGCATTACCTATGGACTACATGTTCTTAGTTAATGCTATTCAAGAAGGGTATTATAGTTGCTTAGGTAGTATTGAGCACATAACAAGTACTGCCTCATTTAAGGTTGTAAACATATCAATGTCCCCTCCTGTAGATGGGGCAATACTGACTGAGATATTAGTAGACGATACAGCTATCATATCCAACAGTAATGGTATGAACATGCAGTATGTCACTAATATCAACAACTATGACTCAACATACAGAAATAACATAGCTGTAGTTAACTCTCGTCCTGATATAGTTAATACCTCAGTTGCAGCTACCTTAAATCAGTTTACTGATTTTGAAGCTACCCCAACAGTAGATTCTAATACGTTGAAATTACTGCTAGCTACCTCATCTTTTGGACAAGCTGATACAATAACAGCTAAGTGGGTAGCTGATGGAAATACTTATCTTCAGGAAACTACATTACCAACTGTTGTACACACCATAACATCTAGAGAACCTTTGCAAGGAGTTGGGACTGCTAGCAAAGAACGTATGTGGTATGTTCAACATGATGATCTGTACAGCATATTGTACGATCCATTTAATACTAGTACTTACGATAAAATTAAGTTTACGATTCAAGAAAACTTTATTGACGTACATAGTGATAAT